TGCCAAAGAAATAACCATGCCTGCCCACCGTAAGCCAACCAATCTGCTGGAGTTTTCCGGAGCGTTCGCCAAGAACCCGCAACGCAGACGCGAGCGCGAGCTTGAACCAAAGTTTGTGGCCGGTCTGAGTGAACCGCCCGACTTTCTTGATGCGGACGCGCAGGAAGAATGGCGGCGCGTCGTTCCTGATCTGGAGGCCGCTGGAGTGACCGCCAGGGTCGAAGCAATGGCAATGGCCACGTATTGCATAGCTGTATCGCATTTGCAAAAAGCACAGGCGGAAATCGCACGGGACGGAATCACGATTCAAACGGATGCCGGGCTGAAGAAGCATCCCGCGATGAACATTATCAAGGACGCCAGCCAAGTCATCAAATGCTTCACGGCTGAGTTTGGAATGACGCCAGCCAGCCGGTCGAAAGTTAAGGCTCAGCCGACATCAAACGAAAAACCAAAAAGCGGATTTGCCGCCGTATAATCTATGAAAAGAGACTGGAAATTAATACGCGCCATAGTGCGCGAGGAAGATACTAGCACTTGGTCTGAATACATCGTTCTAGAACATAAGGCGTTATGTATCGAATCCGGTTATATTCGAGCAAGCGCAATACGGCCAATCGGAGGACAACAAATTCAGATCGTTCAATATGGGCATCCTTGGCAAACATTCAGTGGATTGAAGGCTGCCGAAATGCTTGCCAATTATGATGACTTAGAGGCCGTGATTCGAGAACTAGAAGAAAAGAATGTCGGAACATTCGAAGAAATAGTTTTCGAGATGATGAAGATAAAGGCTCGTAGTCGCATAGGCCTATGAAACATAAAAGAGCAATCCTCAGTATTCTTGCCAATTTTCACCGGACATGGAATCAAGCCTCACAATAACTATCAGGCCATCATGGCGCGACGTCGATGCAGATGGATCTAAATGTCTATGCTGCGGAGATAAAATATTTATGATGCAAAAACGGCTATGCTTAGCAATTGATAGCCGCACAATTGTAGAAATGGACGGCGTAAATCTATGCGGTTCTTGCGCTTATGCGGTCATTGATAGTCCATGAATTACATTAAACTACTAGAAGACGGATACAAGGAAGTTTCAAGTCGGACCGGATGCCCGCCTAAAAGCCGCTTGGAATATCTCGGTGATTATATTTTCGAGTTCACGACATATGACGAAGAAATGGCGTCATTATTTGCATGTAAAGCGGTTGAAGTATGCCATGCAATAACGGAGGGCAAAACATTTGAGTATATTGAAAATGATGATAACCACCGATGGTTCTTGATTATGTGCAATATTGGATTCTTTAGAGATAGAATCGATTGGGGCACGTCGATCCGTGGAGCATTTTGGAATTTCGATATTAAGTTTCAATCATCAGGCCTCTACAATGGAGCAGTCCAATTGCATGAAGAGATCAAGTTTACCCGCGAAAAGTGGGAGACTTTCATGCGTGCAATAGTAACATTTGCATCGGTTGACAGCAAATGACCTATACCGAAAAGGCCAACAAGTACGCCCTCGACGTAGTCGATGGGCGCATATTGGCATGCAAGTGGGTGAAGCTCGCGTGCAAGCGACACTTCGACGATCTGGAACGGGCGAAAACTGATTGGCCGTATGAATACGACCAGAAAAAAGCCGAGCGAGTCTGCCGGTTTTTTGAGATGTTGCCGCACGTGAAGGGCAAATGGGCGAAGAGGGATGCTAAAACAGGCAATGCAGCGACTATTAAACTAGAGCCGTGGCAATGTTTTATCGCATGTTCGTTATTCGGCTGGATCAACAAGGCCACTGGACAGCGCAGGTTCCGGCATGCTCGACTTTACGAGCCCCGCAAAAATGCCAAGTCAACATTTGCTGCGTCAATCGGCTGGTGGATGTTTCGCAAAGACGCTGAGCCTGGAGCGGAGGTATACTGTGGAGCGACGAATCAAAAGCAGGCATACGAGGTTTTTAAGCCAGCATGGCAAATGGCCAAGAATATCCCTGCGCTAGCAGTTGATCTTGGTGTAACGTTGACCGGTAAGACTGAGCCGGGGCCGATGCTTGCGATGGACGACGGTTCGAAGTTTGAAACGGTCATTGGAAAGCCGGGCGACGGCGCAAGTCCTCACTGCGCAATAATAGACGAGTACCACGAGCATGATACGAGCGAACAACTCGACACTATGGTTACTGGCATGGGCGCGCGTGAACAGCCGCTTTCCCTCGTTATCTCAACCGCTGGGACAAATATCGCCGGGCCATGCCGAGCGGACTGGAAGCAATGTGAGAAGATTCTCGAAGGCATCATAAATGACGATACAACTTTTGCAATAATCTATACTATCGACGATCCAGACAAATGGGATACCGAAGGAGCATTGCGAATGGCGAACCCGAATTTCGATGTATCGGTTAGCCGGGAATTCTTGATGGCGCAGCTTGCGAAAGCCCGCCGCGATCCGCGCGAGCAGGCGATTTTCAAGACGAAGCATCTCAATCTATGGGTGACTGCTAAGGCCGCGTATTTCAACACGCTGACATGGCAAAAGTGCGAAAATAAGAGTCTGAGCATAGACGATTTCACAGGGCAACCATGTTTCCTATCTGGAGACCTTGCATCAAAGCATGACATCGTTCCCCTAATGGCGCTATTCCCTAAGCCGGATGGCCGATATGCCGTGTTCGGTAGGTACTACTTGCCGCGCGCAACGATCGAATTGCCAGAAAACCAGCATTACAGGGCATGGGAATCGGATGGATTACTGACTGTAACTGATGGAACTGTCACAGATTTGACTATTTGGGCGGCTGATGTAGCTGAATGGAATAGGAAATTCGCAGTTGTCGAGATGCCAATCGACCCGGCTAGGGCGTGGGGCATTTCCCAAGTGCTGCTCAATGAGGGCGTGCCGGTCGTTGAATACAGAAATACGGTACTCATGATGAGCGAACCCATGAAACAATTTGACGCGCTTATACGTGCCGGTAAAATTGAACACAACGGCGATCCTATTTTGGCGTGGGCATTGTCTAATGTCACGGGACAGCTTGACAAAAAAGATAACGTGTATCCAAATAAAGAGCGATATGAGAACAAGATAGACCCTGTAGTCTCGCTCATTATGGCCTTGGGTAGAGCGATGCTTGCCCCACAATCAAACCAGAATACACCACAAGTTTTTTCATTCTAACATGGAAATCACAGAAAAATACCTCACACCTAAAGAATTGGCAGATACGTTTTCAACATCCTACAATATAGTACTTTCAGAAGATTATATTTGCCGAGTTCGCAGGGAGAACGCGCTTGATCCTACTAGCAACATTTTCGCGCGAGGGCTCGCGAGGGCATCCGATTTACTGGAGTGGCTGAAGCGCAACCCAAATTTTAAGCCAAGAAAGCGTAATCCGCGTTAGTTTGCGTTAGTTAGGCTGGTTTGATATTGAGCATATACGCACGCATAAAACGTGCGTGGGTTCAACGTTTAAGGAACGCATCAAGGCTGTCGGTGCCAAACTAGCGCCGTCATTTTTCGCGCCTAAGAACGCGACGTTGACCGACACGCAATTCTGGCGGGAGTTGATTAATATCGGAACGGCGGCTGGCGTGAATGTGACGCCGATGGCAGCTCTAGGCGTTCCTATTGTCCTTGCATGCGTCAATGCTATTTCGCGGTCGATGGCGTCACTGCCGCTCAAGGTTTATCGCCGCATTCCAGGCGGAGGGAAAGAGGAGGCGACAGATCATCCGCTTTACTATCTGCTTCACGATGCGCCTAATTCCGAGACGACTAGCGTAAAGTTTCGTCGCGCTCTGTTCGCAAATGCGGTCCTGCGTGGTAATGGATACGCGCTTATCGTGCGTGATGGGTTCGGAGAGGTCGCTGAATTGCGACTCATAGCTAACAAGGATATTGAGGTTAAGCGTGAAGAGATAACGAATAAGCTATACTACGTCTTAGCTGGAAGCCGAGTAGAGAAAGAACGGATTCTGCATATCAGCGGGCTTACGTTTGACGGAACTACCGGCGTGGACACCATGATGGCAGTCCGTGAGGCAATAGGGCTCACGATTGCGCTTCAAGACCACGGATCACGATTCTTTTCCAATGGCTCAACGCCAGGCGTCGTGCTTGAAATGGTCGCTCAGCTAACACCGGAAAAGCTAAAAGACTTCGCCGACAA